AGGTGGTGGAGTAGTTGATAATTGCGGTATATCTGGATTTACTAATAATGGAAAACCTTTTAATAATACTAAAACTAATCTACCTGAGAATTACTATAACCTTCAATCTCAATGCGGTTATATGTTAGCTGAGAAAATTCAAGAGTTTGATATTTGGATTGAATGTGATTTAGAACCTAAAGACAAAGAAAACATTATAGAAGAGTTAGAGTATTTAAAATCTTATAAATTAGATTCAGATGGTAAGTTAAGAATATTACCTAAAGAACAGATTAAGGAAGCAATAGGAAGGTCGCCAGATTGGAGGGATATATTATTGATGAGATGGTTTTATGAATATAAGTATGGTGGTAACTATGGTAAATATAGAATTGTGTAGTATAAGTATATGCTGTATATTTGTGTCGTGCATGATAAACATAAACTTAAAAAGTATAACATATCGGTATCTGATTTGGCTGATATGTTTGGAGCAAAGAATGAAATGTCATTTAGAAACTCAACTGCATTTAAAAGATATATTAAAGCAAGTATAAGTATAATCGAAAAGGTAGAGAATGAAATAATTAATAAAATACAATGTTAAGCATACTAAAATATCAAGAACTTCATAACGCTATTATAACTTCACAAGGTAATGATGTAAGACAAGCCTATAATATCTTATCAATCTTAACCGGTAAATCAGTTGAAGAGTACCGCACAATGAAATGGAGTGACTTTATAAGTGAGCAAAACAAAATAGAGATACCTAGTTTAGAACTTAAAGCCGATAACATGGTAAGTGAATTTGAGGTCAATGGTGAAACTTTTAAGGTTGTTCAATTTGCCACTGATTGGAACTTTGAACAATTCAGCAACATGAGTAATTTAACTAGAGATGAAAATTCAATAATTGATAATCTACATTTAATATTATCGGTTTTATGTTATAAAGACAAAAACGAAGATGTAAGTTTAACAGAGTTTGACAGACGTTCTAAATTGTTTCAAGAATATTTGAATGTAGAAATAGCTTATCCTATCGGGTTTTTTTTTGCAGTATTTTTAGCGAAATTATCGCAAAGTACCCAGTATTATTCTCACGTGGAAAAGATGAAGAGGTTGGCAATGAGATTGAGGAGAAAGAAGGAGCTGGATGGTTTGAAAAAAAATGGGGGTGGTATGCGACAATGGATAAACTATTTGCTAATGAAATAAGAAGTAATTATGATTATTACTTTAAAATGAATATCTTTGATTTTTTAAATCACTTGTGTTACTTAAAGGATAAATCAGATAGTAGACCAAAGACTAATTAAAATGGCATTATCACAAGAACTAATCGATAAGGCTGCCAATGTTCTACTTGAGTGGGGCAACGAAGCAACAGCAGAAATGCAATCTTTATTAAACAAAAGATTAAAACGAACTCAATCTGAATCTTTACTAAGTCAATCAATAAATTTTGAAGGCACTAAGGCAACTGCTAACGGACTTATAGCTGAATGGAACTTAGATGACTATTATATCTATGTTGACTTAGGTGTTAAGGGTGTTCAGAATAAATCAAAGACTTACACTTCAAAAGAATATCCAAGCGGATTTCAATTCAAGAACGCTAGTACCCCACCTCAAATGATTGATGCTTTAAAACTTTACATTGCAAGAAAGGGAATACCATTAGTAGACTTAGAAGGTAAACCAATGACACCTATTCAAAAGGCTTATCAAATGTCAAAGGCAATTAAAAAGAAGGGAACAGACGGAACACGATTCTATTCCGATGTATTCAATGAAAAAGGTTTTAAAAGATTAACCGATAACTTAGCTAAGGTATTTGGCGCTGAAATTGAAATAACAATAACCACCGAACTCAAAACACTTTAAGTTAAAATTCATATAATATATATGTGAGTGTTACATATATACAACAACCTGACGTTTATACTAGTGGATTCGACCCTCTAATATTCCTTGCTAGTAGCAATCAAAGTTTACAAACTAACTTTAGATACAGAGTAAATATAAATGATGAGAACGGAAACGTAATAAGTGTTTTCAGAATACCACCATACTACTCAGATGGTACTGTTTTATTCGATGCTCACCTGACTATTGAAAACTATTTAAGTTATGACATACTAAATTTAATAAATGGAACAGTAGGATTTCAAACAGGTATAAATACTTTTTGTAAGTTTACGATTAACATAGCAGAGGAATACGGAACACCGATAAATTCTTATGCTTCTGCTACAAGTCAAGTTATCTACGCTATTAATTCTGCTCAGAACTATTTAGACATGATTAACAACCCTATTTATGACAGGGTATGGTTTGCGGCAGGTGTTCAAGCTGCGACATGGTTAACTAATCAACCTAGCACTATTAAGATTAGAACAGGTGATAGTTATGAATTAGGATTTATTGCAGGTAGTCAATTCGGTTCACCCGACCATTTAAGGGTAAAGACTTATGATGTAAGCGGTAACTTATTAAAGAGTAGTGAATTTGATAATAGCCAAAAAGCAAACACAACTGATGATCAAAGATTTTTAAGTGTGTTAGTTGGTGCTGACAATATTAATGACTGGGCAGTTAGCGCAGGTAGTGCGCAACCTTTAATAGCCGACAATGTAAGTTACTATGAAATAAGTTTAGAAAGTAGCTTAGATGTAACTGTTTCAAATGTACTTACTTTTGAGATTGACCGAGATTGCACAAGAGATAATACTTATCAAAGACTATTTTGGCTTAATCCTCTAGGTAGGTTCGATGCATTTAATTTCACCCAAATGAAAACTGATAGTATTACAACCGAAAAGTCAACATACGGCAAAGTAAAAGGGGTAAGAACTTCAAGTAGTTTTGTATTCAATACCTATCAAAATGAGCGTTCAACATTCTTTGCTAAGTCAAAACAAAGATATACTTTAAGAAGTGGATTTGTGAATACCGAAACCGCAACATGGTTAAAAGAGTTAATTCAATCCCCATTAGTTTACATGATAATAGACAATCAATTTGTAGGTGTGAACTTAATTACCAATTCTTATACTGCTCAAACTACATTACAAGAAAAGTTATTTAATATCGAGATTGAAGTTGAATTGTCAGTAGATAATCAAAGGCAAAGACTATGAGAAACGAATTGATTATAGGTGGTTATCCTTGTGATACCATTGAAGATATTGATATAAACATTACTAAAGAGATTTATAGTTTAGATGACCCAAGCAAACGCCAATCGGACTTTAGTAAAACAATCGATATACCTAATTCAAAGCAGAATAGTTTTGTATTCAAGTCATTGTTTGATGTATCATTTAGTATTAGGAATAGTGATCAGTTAAACCCAGACTTTAACCCGACAAAGAAAGCTACTTGTATTTATTATCAAGACAACAATTCTTTAATAACTGGGTATTGCCAACTTAATGAAATTAAGATAGTAGATGTAAATAACATAATTTACAATATTACTATCTATGGAAGCAACATTGATTTGTTTAGTAAGATAACTAACCTTACTTTAAATGATTTAACAACATTAGGCACGGCAGTATGGAATGATACTAATATAGTAGATTCATGGACTGACACATTTGACCCTACTATTAAAATGGTTTACCCAATGTTAGATAGGGGTAAGTCAGTTTACGGAAGGTTTACAGACCCAATATTTAAACTTAGTTATAATTATGAAGCGTTTAAACCTTGGATGTATGTTAAACATATTATCAATGCAATATTCAATGAAGCAGGTATTAGCTTAGATGTTGCTGCCTTCTTTGAAACCGCTCAATTTACAAAGTTAATACTAGAATGTGATGTAACTAGATTCCAACAAGACCAAGTAACAATCCAACAAACGGCAGTAGAAGCAAGTAGGAATAGCACTCAAGTAATTACCCCAGTTAGTGCTGCTAATTCAACTAACTTATCTTTAATATGGGATAAACAAATCATTTGGAATATTGTTAATACTGACCCTTCAAGTCAATATGATAATACAACGGGAACTTTTACAATGGTAGAGGATGCCTATACGAATTTTGTAACTGAATTTACCGCAGACGTTCAGCATTTAGCTAATGGTTCAGTAAATTTTATAGCAATTAGAAAACGTGGTTCTGTTTATACTCCAATAGGTGGTTTATTTTCAAGTCAATTATTATCAGGTGCAGCAACAACAAATGACGTTCCTTATAGAATAGATATTGATTCAAGTTACTTATTAACTGGTGATGAAGTAAGAATATGTTTAAGTGGTTATTCAAGTGGAAACGGAAACCTTACACAAGTTTCAATTGATTCAAGCGGTAATTATTTCAAACAATTCCAAGACGGTCAAATTAACTATGGGCAGACATTCGACATAGCAAGTGTACTCCCAAATATGAAACAGACTGAGTTTCTAATGGGCATTGTTAAAATGTTTAACCTTTACTTTGAACCTATAAATGTAACTGGATTAGTAGTTGAACCACGTGATGACTTTTTTACCGATGAGATTATCGATTGGACTTACAAATTAGACACTTCAAAAGAATTTAAAATAGTTCCACAAGGATTACTTGAAAACAAAGAAATACTATTTACTTATGTCAATAATGAAGATGACCTTAGCAAGAACTTTAAAGAAGCAACCGAGTACGCTCATGGATTCAAAGACCTTATATTTGATAATGACTTTGTAAAAGATAAAAAGAAAGTAGAAATACCTTTTTGTTTGATTCCACTTCAAAAGGATGACGACAATAACGTAATGATGCGAACTATTTTTAGCGGCAAATCACAAGAAAAAAGCGTAAAACCTATTATTGCCTACTTTGGTGGCATGAAGGATGGGATATTAAGATACTACGATATAACAGGAACTTATACAGATTATACTACTTATCCATTTGCAGGGCATGTAGACGATTTACTTGCACCTAATTACGATTTAGCTTTTGACCTGCAACCTTTATACTTTTATACCACTCCAAGTGTTGGTGGTTTAAATATAACGAATAACAATCAATACAATCAATTCCATCAAAGGCAATGGACTGAGATTGGGGATAAGGATAGTAAACTAATAGAAGCCTATTTCAGATTAACACCTAACGACATTAGCCAATTATCTTTTAGACCTACTTATTGGATTGAGAATAATGGATATAGATTACTAAGCGTTGAAGATTTCGACCCGCAAAATGATAAAACAACCCTTTGTAAACTTTTAAAACTAAATGTAAGTAGTGCAATTACCCCAAGCGTATCAACTAATAGTGGTGGTAATGGTCAGGGTGGTAATACTTCAGGAAGTGGAGATACTTTAGGCTATGGGGATATAGGAAACGTAATAAAAAAAGGTGTACTTTCTTCTGGTGGCTCAACAATCGGGGGTAGTGCAGTAGGTGTTATTGTTCAAGGTAGGGGTAATGTTGTTCCAAGTGAAAGCGGTAACATATTTATAATAGGTGAAGGTAATATTATAATGCCTAGTGTAACCAATGTAACGCTAATAAATTGTACTGATTTAGTAATTAATGAATCCGATGTAGTTTATATCGACAATATAAAGGTGAGTGTAGGCACTCCGAGTGATGGGCAGGTATGGACTTATGATAGTACAACTAATTCAATCAAATTTGAAACGCCAACGGGCGGTGGTGGTGGTATAACTTGGAATGAAATAACTGCTGCGAGTGATTCAATGGCAGTCGACAATGGATATATTACTAATCGTGCTACTCCAGTTGCCTTGTTATTACCTAGTACTGCCGCAATAGGTAAAAGTATTAGTGTAGTTGGTAATGGTGCAGGGGGTTGGATTATATCACAAAACGCAAACCAAGTAATTGTATGGAACAATGGGGGTGTAGTAGGCACAAATCAAACTACAACAGGTATAGGTGGTTCATTAGCTTCAACTGATAGGTATGATAGTATTGAATTAATATGTTTAGAAGTAAATTTAAAGTGGGGAGTTCGATTGGTTAAGGGTAATATAACTTTAGTGTAATGGCAATACTAGGATATGATGCAACGGCTAGTTTTACTTTTGATACTACAAACTTTGTGGGTAGTAAATTTACTGCTACCGAGTATGGAACAATCACAAAGATAACTGCTAAATTAAATGCAGTATCAGGAACGGTAAACGCTAGGTGTGCAGTTTATACAAACGGTGGAACAGGTGGAACTCCTTACATGGTATTCCAAGCACAATCTAGTGAAGTTACAGGTATAGGAACAACACCTGCAAGATATGACTTTACCACTACTTTTAATATTAGTGCAGGTACTACTTATTGGTTATTTATTTGGGCAGATGCAGACTTTACTTTTTATTATGATAATGGGGGAACAGAACAAACATATAATGCAGGTGGTACTTATCCAACATGGAATAATCCAGAAACAAGTAGTGCGGTTAGTGACTTCGTTTTAGAAATATTTGCAACCTACACACCGAGAGTAGCAGATAATAGTGTATATGGTAAAATACAAAGACTTAGTAAAATTCAAAGACTAAAGAAAATAAATATATGATTCAAAATTCAATAAATGCAGGGGTAGAAAATCAAGCAGGTAGCTTACAAAGAGCAGGAACATTCGATGGGTTAATCCCTGCTATGATGTTTGCAGCCGTTCAAAGTGATTATACATTGAGTGCTGCTAGTGGGGTGCAATCTGCATTCCCAAGTACTTGTGATGTATGGACTTTAGAAGGAAGTACTAGCTATTATATGCGAGGTTTTTATTTAATGAACACAGGAAGCACTACCCATACAACTGCAATGGCTTTCGCTTTAGGTGGTGGGGCATCGGTTACAAGTTGGCAGTATAAAACATTGCTTTGGAGTGCAGCAGCAAACACAATAGCAACGGCACAAAGTACAACCCATGTAAGCGGAGTTGCAAGTAAAGTTTTAAATGCTACAAGTGCAGCGGTATGGACTATGATTGAGTTTGAAGGATTTATTAGAATGAATGCAGGGGGTACAGTTACCCCTCAAATAAATTTTAGTGCAAACCCAACGGGAACAAACTTAATGAAAGTGGGTAGTTTTATAATGTTTACTCCAATGGGAAGTAATACGGTTGAAAAATTTGGTAACGTAGGATAATTATGGCAAAAACAAAAATAGAAGTTGATTTAATTATTAAGGGTAGCGATTCTGTTGCACAAGTTGAGCAGAAAACAAAGTCTTTGCGGTCTGAGTTGTTTAAAATGAAGGAACTCCTAGCTAGTGGAGTACTTAATGCAGACCAATTTTCAGAACTATCACAAGAGGCAGCAGCCTTGCAAGATAGAATTGGAGATGTCAACAAAGAAATTAAATTACTAAGTTCTGATTCTAAGAAATTAGACTCAATAATATCTTTAACGCAAGGTATAGTTGGTGGGTTTGCAGCGGTGCAAGGTATCACAGCTTTAGCAGGTGAAGAGAATGAGGACTTGCAAAAAACTATGGTCAAGTTGCAAGGTGCTATGGCTGCTTTGAATGGATTACAAGCGGTTGCAGCAACTTTAAACAAGTCTTCTGCATTTAGCACTAACTTATTATCATTCGCACAAGCAAGATATACAATGGTTGTGGGTGGAACAACTGGAGCGTTAAAAGTTTTAAGGATAGTAGGGGCAACTTTAGGGATAGGATTAATAATTGCAGCTATTGGACTACTTGTTGTAAACTTTGAAAAGGTTAAAAAAGTAGTTGATAGGTTTATTCCAAGTTTAAAATTACTAGGGGATATTATTTCTAATGTATGGCAAAAAATGACCGACTACGTTGGTATTACTTCAGATGCTACAAGAGAACTTGAAAGGTTTATTGATGTTAATAAACGAATGCAATCTGACCAAGAAAAGGAAATTGATTTATTAAAGGCTAGAGGTGCAACCGCTAAAGAAGTTTACGATGCTGAAAAGAAACTAATCAATACTAAGATTGCCCAATTGATTTATTTAAAACAAGTAAATGGTGAATATACTAAGGATGAACAAAAACAATGGGATGACTTATTACATGAAAAAGAAGTTTTAATTGCAGCACATGGTAAAACACTTGCAGATGAAACGAAGAAAAGAAACGATGAATTAAAGAAACTAAACGAACAAGCACAAGCAAAAGAACTTGCAGATTTAGAAAAGTTTTTAGCAGATTCAGCAGCAGCATACGAAAAAGGCAAAGCAACTAATTTAGACTTTTTAGAACAGAATTTATATGCTCAAGACGAATTAAATTCTTTAAATGAATTAAACCAAACCTTAAAACAAGATGAGAGGGATGCAAAGGAAGCTGAATACTTGGCAGGTAAAAGAGCTTATTTAGCAGGTATAGAAAAACAAGAAAGAGATAGACAAGAGAAAGAAGAAAAAGAACTTACGGATGCTAAATTAGCAATTAGAACCAATTATTTTAATGCTGCAAATTCATTAGGTGAAGCATTAGTAGGTGAAGGATTTAAACAAACGGCAGCAGGTAAAGCTATTGCATTATCACAAATAGCAACAGATACGGCGGTAGCAATTTCATCTTTGGTTAAAAACTCCCAAGCAAACCCTGCCAATGCCCCGACTGGTGGTATAGCAGGTGCGGTTCAGTTTGCAGCAGGTATAGCACAAATTACTGCTAACATTGCTAATGCAAGAAAAATATTAGTAGGGGGTGGAACTCCTAGTGCAGGTGGGGGTAGTGCTGCTCCAAGTGTAGGCAATTCACAACCCCCACCAATAAGAGGGTTTATCCCTGATAGAGAAAATTTAAAGAAAGGTGACACTAGAGTATTTGTACTTGAAAAAGATATAACAGATAAACAAGGTGTAGTTGCAAGGGTTAAAACTAATGCTACTTTAGTTTAATTTCTTTTTGCGTGAGTAGATTTATGATATAGGCAAAGATAATCTAATAATAGATTATAAGTTGCATAATTTGTTCTACTTATTATTTTATATAAATTGTAGGGTAGTATCCAATATAAATGTCTTTTTGGTTTCATTATTTACAATTAAATGCCTGAGTTCCATAAACGTCTACAAATCTAAGTTTAGGTTTCAATTCTATTTCAAGTGCTTTACCCCTTGCTATAATGTCTCGTTTTATTTGCTCAACATCTTGTTTTGGTTCATGGTTAATTAAATCTGAAATTAACTTTTTCAATACTGATTTATCCTCTGTACTAATGTATAGTTTTACAAAATCTTCTATTACATTTACATCTAAAAGACCTAACTCTTTTAATTTGTAATCTATATTTATTTCTACTTTCATTTTATTTGGCTTACCAAAAAGAACCTCTTTAAGTATAAGTATACCTAAAAAGCCCCATGTTATAAATACTATACATATAAATATGTATTCAATATTATCTAATACTTCTTTTAAATTCATAATTCAAATATAGTAAATTTTCTATATTGCATAAACAAAAAGAATAAATATTATATGTATGAATGGAATTACCATTGTACATATTAGATATAGATGAAAGCCAAGATGACCCTACTTGTGTTTTTGCGGTTGGCTTAGTTGAACAACCTGCAATCGAACGCAATTGGATGGCTTTTGCTGCTCAATCACAAGAAGAAAATAAACCTTTACACTTTGAAGTAACTAACGAAGAGCAAAGGATTTTAGGGGGGTACTTAATGGTTGCTGACCAACCTATATTTAGACGTGACCCCGACGGGAAACAATACTATGTAGCGTTTAATTCTAATTCTATTACTAAGATAGTCAACAAATACGCAAAGCATGGCAAACCACTTTCATTTAACTATGACCATAAGGATGCCAATAAAGTAAACTCAGCATATTTATTATACCATTATCAAATCAATTCTAAATTAGGTTTAAAAGCACCCGAAGGATTTGAAGATGCACCAGATGGAAGTTGGTTTGGCTTTATTAAAGTAGCGGATGAAAACGAATGGGAAGAAGCAAAGAAACGCAAAGGATTTAGTGTTGAGGGTTATTTTACTGACACTAAAATATTAGATGCTGAACAAAGCGAACTTGAAGATTTAAAAGATAAGTTAATTAACAATAATATGAATAAACAAAATGTTGAGAAAAAACTAGGTACTAGCCTATTCTCAAAACTAAAAAATCTTTTCGAGGATGAAAAACCAGAAGAAGTGATTAAAGAAGAAATGGGGGAAGCCCTTGCAGATGGTTCAGCTAAAATTAAAGGGACTATTGCAGAAGGTGAAACCATTACTTTAGTTATGGCAGATGGAAGTGAAGTCCCTGCACCAGATGGTGAACACGCTTTAGAAAGCGGTAAAGTTATTATGACAGAAGGAAGCGTTATTAAATCAGTTACAGAAAAAGAAGCAGAAGAAATGCCAATGTCTGAACAAGATATTATGTCCGCTATTAACAATGCAACTGAAAAAGTAAGTGAAGAACTTAAAAAAGAGTTTAGCGCGAAACAAACAGCACTAGAAAAAGAATTGAAAGAAGAAAAAGAAAAGGTAGCTACTTTATTTGAAGCAGTTTTAGTTTTATCTAGTACAGATGAAGACACAACCGAGAAAAAAGAAGACCCAAAAAGAAAATCAGACATATTTAAAAAGTCTAAATTCTCACAAGTAACCGCAATTATAAATAAATTACCAAAATAATGATACTAAGAAAATTTGAATACGACACCGCAGGACTACCAGCAGTCGTTAACGACCAATCCTTAGACCTCTTAATCCGTTCTTTCTTTGAAGGAAAGACAGGTCAACAATTCCCTAAACAAACTGGGATAAAATCAACGGATGACTTACACTACATCGAAACTGATTTGTACTACCAAGCAGACACAGGTTGTGCTTTTAATCCAAGTGGAGATGTAAGATTTAGCAAACGTACTATTACAGTAGGTAAAATCAAAATTCAACAAGAGTTTTGTGCTAAAGACTTAGAAGGTTTTTGGACTGAAAGAGCATTAAAGCCGGGAAGTAATTATGATTACATTGCCTTTGAAAAAGAGTTTACTGAATACCTTGTAGGCTTAATGGTTGAAGCAAAAGAAGTTGCTTTATGGCAATCTGCAATCGGTGGCGGTGGTGGATTGAACTTAATTCAATTCGATGGATTTATCGATATTATAGATGCTGCAAGTGCAACAACTATCAATGGCAACCCTACAAATATTACAGTTGGAACTGGCATTACCGCTGGTAACGTAATCGGAATATTTGATGGCATGTGGCAATTGCTACCTGCTAAGTTGAAAGCGAAGAATGACACTTCTTACAAGTGTGGTTCTGATACTTTTGATTTGTTAATCCTTGCTTTGAAAAATGCTGACCTATTCCATTACGATGGAGTGAACGGAACACCATATCAAACAGGAACAATTAGTTTGCCGGGTACTGGAATTAAAGTTGAAAGATTCTTTGGATTAGATGGTACAGACCGGATATTCTTAGCTAGAGATTCTAACTTCGTAATCGGTACTGACTTAGAAAGCGATGAGGATTATTTCAACATCAGAGAAAACCCAAGCACTTTAACAATGATGTTGGATATTCACTTCAAAATGGGTACTCAAATCAAGTTCCCAGATGAAATCGTACAATTTAAACTAGTATAATTATGCCTTGTGTACTTGGAACTGGATTTACCCTAGACTGCCGAGATAGTATCGGTGGCGTGGATGAAGTCTGGATAGGTGAATTGGATGGGCTAGATACAACTACCTTTGCAGTTTCAGCAGGTGCAGTTACTGTTATGGCTATGACTGGGGGTAAAAAATTCTATAACTATAAGTTAAGAAGAAACACCTCAGAAGCTAAAGCAGATAACGCTGGTGATGTTGTAAACGGTGCAGGTTATATCATGCACTCAGTACAGATTCAGTTAGACAGATTTGATGTAGCCAAGCGAAATGAAATAAGAGTTTTGGCAAAGAAACCACTAATGTTTATTGTTAAAGATAAGAACGGACTATTGAGCCTATATGGTTCAGAAAACGGACTTGATTTATCAGAGGGCACAGGTGGAACAGGCAAAGAAGCTAATAGTTTAAACGGGTTTAACTTAACCTTTACAGGTGAAGAAAATGAATATCCTTATGGAATTTCTCAAGCAATCGTTGATAGTTTAGTTTAGTTTTTATATAAATTTTGGATTAGGGCAGCTCATTATGGGTTGCCCTTTTGCATTTTTACTAAAAATCAATATACTATATATGTGATACGATTAGAATTAGGTTCAAATACAGTTGCTTTAACATTGTCTGAAAAAACGACAATCACAAATGCGACCTATTTATTTGAGTTTATAAATAATCAAACTGGGCAAAAGTATTATTGCATTGCAGCAGATACAAGCCTATATACTGACAGATATAATTTATTTAATATAATTGTTCAAGTTGCTGCACCAGACCCATTACTAGGTCAATTGCAATTAATATTAGGGGATGAATACACGTATAATATTTACGAACAAGCGAGTACTACAAATATTGACCCTGCTTTAAGTGGTGCAATAGTTGAAACGGGAATGATGACTTATGATAAGGATTTAACCGATAGAGAAGAATATTCAAACAATGACACAAGAAAAGCCTACGAACCAAGCTAAATATAGTTTTAGTAAGTTTCCTTTATACGCTAATGAAACACCCGTATTTAGGCAACTACCTAATCAAACTTGGATACCTTACGGTAAACAAAATGATTACCCTGACTACTTAAGTTATTTGTATAATAATTCTGGTATTCATGCCGCAATTGTAAAGGGTAAAGCAGCGTATATTCAAGGCAAAGGATTTGCAATTAAAAAGGATTGGAAGGGCGACAGAAAGAAATTAGAAGCAACTTTAAAGAATATCAATTCTTATCAAACTGCTAATGAACTTTCAAAGAAAAAGATATTTGAAAAGACATTGTATGGTGGCGCTGCTTACTTGGTAGAGTGGAATAAATTAGGTGGGCTTAACTATATAAAGTTACAAGCGTTCAATACGATTAGAACTAATGATGACAGAACGGAGTTTTATGTAAGTAAGGAATGGACACGTGATATGTCGGTTAAATATAGATGGAAAAAATCTATTGGCAAAATGCCAGACGACACTATCACTTATCCTGCTTTTAATCCACTTAAACCAAAAGGTAAACAGATTCTTTATTTAACGGATGAAAACCCTGCAAGTGACCTTTACCCACTACCTGAGTATATAGCAGGGGCTACACCAATTGAAACTGACATAGAATGTAACTTTTTTCATTTGAATAATGTTAAGACTGGATTTTCAGCAGGTACAATGATTACTTTCTTTAATGGTAATATTGATGGGCAAATACAAGCACAAAGAGATATAGAGAGGGCTTTAAAAACAAAAGTAAGCGGTACTGATAATGCAGGTGAAACTCTTTTAAACTTTCAAGACCCAAACACATTACCGCCAGAAATAAAGTCTTTAAGAAGTAACGAACTTGATAAGCAATATGAACAACTTTCAAAAGATACTATTAATAAAATATTGTATGCTCATAGAGTAAGTAATGGATTATTATTTGGAATTAAAACACCAGGCGAATTAGGTGGCGGTCGTTCTGAATTTGACTTGGCTTGGGAGCATTTTTGCAATACTTATGTAAAACCTAAACAACAAGAAGAAGAAGAGGATATGAACTATCTACTTACTTTCTTTGGTTTTGAAGGTGAACCATTAGAACTAATAGTACTTGACCCGATTGGACTTGAAATAACCGCTGCTGATGTAATGGCAACTCTTAATTTATCAGAAAAAAGAAAGTTAATACTAGAAAAATACGGAATTGAACCAATAGAAGAGGTTGCACCACAACAACCGATACAACCTAATGAATTTGCAGCTCATGATTTTATTTTAGAACGTCTTATGCAAGTGGGAGAAAGTGCTGATAAGTTTGAAATTATATCAGAATGTTTTGAAATGCATGATCATGATGAATTTAGTACCGAAAGTGAAGAGTTAGACAAAAAAATTACTGATTATTTAAAGAAAAATAAAAAAGCAAGTGTTAAAGAGGTTGCAAAAGTTTTAGAAATTTCAGAAAAACAAGTTTATAAAATTTTAGACAGATTAAATAGGAATAATTCTTTACTTGTTAAGTATGTTGAGAGGGGTGGAGAGGTTGTAATCGAAACAGAAGCAATTCAGAACCCAAAAGAAGTTTCTTTGCAGACAAAATATAGGTATTGGACTAGACAAGAACCAAAACTTTTAGATACAAGTAGAGATTTTTGTAAAAAGTTGATAAACGCTAACAAACTTTACACTAGAGAAGAAATTGACACGATGCAGAACCAAGCCCACACAAATGGATTTAACGAAGATGTTTGGAAATATAAAGGCGGTTGGCTAACAATCAAAGGAACTGATATACACGTACCACAATGTCGCCACTACTGGCAACAAGTACTAGTTAAAAAGAAAAATTAACATGGCAATTAAACCCTTATTTATTTCAGCAGCTACAATTAAGAAATACGGCATTATAGAAAATAATGTTGATGACAAATTAATTGCTCAAACAATAATGTTTGTTCAAGATATTCAATTACAACAAGTAATAGGAAGTGACTTGTATAATGAAATTTGCGACCAAATTAATGACTCTAATTTAACGGCTTTAAATACTACTTTACTCAATGATTACATTGCAGATTATTTAATCAATGCAGTAGCAGCAGAGGGAGCGGTAACATTTAATTATCGAATAGCCAACAAAGGTATAGTAACTCAAAGTAGCGAAACTCAGCAGCCCGTTAGTCAAAGAGAAGTTGAACTTTTGCAAAAGACTTATCAAAGACGTGCTGACTTCTATTCAAAGAGATTATTTGGCTACCTACAAGAGAATAACACCGATTACCCTTTATGGCTAAATGGTAACAATGAAGCACAAGATTTAGAAGCAAGAAAACCAACATACGGAACTGGATTTTATTTAGGAACTGATAGAAGAAAAAACAATGACTATAAAAAAGGATGGCCATATTGTCTTGACTGCTAAACAAGGCAACAAGAAAATAAGTAAAAAGAATTTCGATAAACTTGTAAAGTACTTAGAAAAGAATGATAACCAAAAACGTAATTCATAAATACTTTCAAGACTATGCAGGGTTAAACTACCAAATTAAATATTTTGGGTATGGTGACTTGTCTGAAATTTCAGTAGATGAAGCAACTACATATCCATTGATGTGGGTGCAGCCCGTACCATCTACAATCGAGGGTAACGAAATAAGTTATAACTATAATATTCTATTTGCAGATAGGCTTTTAGATGGAGATAGTAACGATGTAGAAATTGAATCGGATACGTTTCAAATGTGTTTAGATATACTTGCTAGTTTAAGAAACAATAATGAATTTGATTGGGAACTCGAAAAGAGTGCAACTGCTGAACCTTTTATACATAGATTTAAAGATAGGGTTGCAGGTCATTTGTTATCAGTTTCGTTTTTAGTAGAGTTTAATTACGATGAGTGTGCAATACCTCAAAGCGGTTCACCAATACCACCTAGTAGCTTATGTGAGGGTGTAGTAATAAGAATTAATGATACTGCATTTACAACGGCTGCAAGTGGGACAATAGAAGAAATTGAAGTCCGTAATACAGATGGAGATTTAGTAGGTAGTTTAATAAATGGTATTTGGGTTGTTCCTGTTGGTGGTGTTTGTGCAGATGCAACGGCAGTAGTAAAAAATACGGTTGGAACAATAATAATAAGTGAGGCAATACCAAGCGGACAGAGTGAAGATATAATAGTTGGTGATAGTGATATAACAATTAACTCAGCAGCGTTCAGCAGCACACCCGCAACAGTTGATTTAAACATAGTTGTAAAAGATGGAAACGGAACGGCAGTAGGCAGCAAGGTAGGGAGTGAATGGATAGTGCCAAGCGGTGCAACTCAAAGCGGTTCTTTATTGCAATGGGTTATAGGCATGGAGTACACAAGTTTTAGAACAGGTGATGAAGGATGGAGATTACAGAATGGATTTTATCCTTATACACCACCTACATATCCTTTAACAATTGCTCAACTAGATTTAACTTTAGGAGTAAATTATTTTTGGAGATTAAAACAAGCTAGTACGGTAAATGGAGTGACGAGTACAATAAGATTTGTAGATGTTGATGGTGGGCAAACATATTCAGCAACGGGAGATAAGGACAGGATTACAATTGATAAATTAACAGGGTTAGGCTTTTATAGAAAAGTAGCGGATTTAGGTGGTTTAAAAACTTGGAATAATGCAGTTGATGATGCAGTCGCATTTAGCACAGTTGTAAATGGTGTTACTTATAATACATGGTATATAGCAAGTTTAGAAGATTTTAGAAAAATATTTGGTGAAGAAGGTTCAGTAAGCGGTAATAATATGATTGACCCTCTTAGTTCAATAAATGTGTTTTTGTTTCCAGCAGGAACTCCCGAGTTTTGGACTGCAACAACTCAAATGAATAGTGGTGGTGGTAACGCTTATAGTAAAGGATATAATCCTAGTACATACACACGCCCACAAGCTAAGACTTCAACATACTTATCAATGTATATATTCGATGCAAGAAATTTAATATCATAAACAATGGAAACAATACAATTAACAGGTAGATATAAGATTGATAAAGGGACTGTTTTAAAAGACCCTTTAGTAACTATTTTAAACGCTAATTACGATTATCAAAGCATGAATGTAGTATTGATAGTAGAATATAGTAATACTCAATATAAACACGTACGTGAGTTAGAGCCTTATACAATTACTGATACGGATGGGTTAAAAAAATCTGATATCAAAACTATCTTACAAGATAATTTGACATTAAAGAAACAATAAAATGAAAGTTTTTTTTAAATATTTAAGTTTGAGATTTATATTTGAATAGCAATAAAATGATAACGATACCAATAGACGTACAGAATTTAGCATTTAAAGAGATAGTTGCAAAAGGTTTAGCAGTAATGATACTTGCAGCATGGATAATAATGTTGACATATCAAAACTTCACATTAAATAAAAAAGTTGATTCAATGCAGATACAAATGTATAACTTGCAATCGGATATTATAAAAGAAAATACAAAAGCACTCTACGAATTTAACCTTAAAACAAAATGAAAGAATTATTAGAATTAAACAAGTACATAGATGTTTACTATTTAGTATCATTTATGTTAATAGCATCAATCACAAAAGATACATTACATAGTGCTATTGTATATGTGTTTAATAAGAGGTTTAAGAAACAATATTTATCAGTATTTATTATCGGTACTATTGTTGCTGTTCCTTTTTGGTTAAACCTATTTGATACTGAGCCTACAAAGATTCAATTGTTTATGACTTACTGTTTAGGTACGGTATTTCATTCGCACTTTTTCAAACAAATTAGCAACTTAATTAAAAAACCAACTAAAAATGATAACCAGTAAAGAGTGCTTTCAAAAGTTTGGCGAACCGAGTGCAAGTAATAAATGTATGACATTATTTGACGTGCCTACTGAATTAGAAATAGGGGTAATACCTAAAAGAATCTATTGTAATAAACTTTTAGTAGAACCGCTTAAACAAGCCTTTAAGAACTTAATTGATACGGGTTTTGTAATGGAACTTAAAACATGGGATGGTTGTTTTAATATTCGTAAAAAAAGAGGTTTGATGTCAATGAGCCTACATAGTTGGGGCTTGGCAATTGATGTAAACGCTTTTGAGAACGGATTAGGTAAAACACCTAAACTAACGGCAGGATTTGTTAAATGCTTCACAGATGCAGGATTCTTTTGGGGTGGCAGATTTAGAGGACGCGTCGATGGTATGCACATGGAACTTGAAAAATTTTAATTTGCTTTTTATCCTCCCCTTTGTTATATTTGAACATGGAAAATTTACTTATATCAGATATAGATAAATACATATTAACTGAATACAATGTTCACTATGATAAGTCAAATGGCTATTACAGATGTAAGAAAAAAGGTGAAAAGTATATTTATTTGCATAGACTTATAATAGGGGCGAAAAAAGATGAAATAGTAGACCATATAAATGGCAATAAGCACGATAACAGAAGGAGTAATTTAAGAATAGCATCAGCATCTTTAAATTGCTACAATAGAAAAGTTGAAAATATATTAGGCAGGGGTATTTATTATGATGCTTGTGGATGTCGATATAGGGCTTGTATAAGTGTTAATAATAAAACACTAAAGCTAGGTTCATTTAGAAATATATTGGATGCTAAAATTGCCTATAATAAAAAAGCATTTGAAGTACATGGTAAAGATGCTTACCAACATAATTTAATATGAGAAAACTAACAATAGTACTAATATATTTAATTTTCTATTCAAGTCTTTTTTTAATTGGTTTAACCGCTTGAAATTTGATGACTACATAATATTATTTTATTTATTGTTGTTATTTATATTTATTGCTTGTGTAGTTTATTTAAGATTGGATAAAGATTAAAATTTGCAAATTAGAATAGTTGTTTTATATTTGAATAGGTTTAAACAATAAGTGATTATATTGGAATTAAAGGCAAATATTCAGCACCCCAGTTAGTCGGATAAAATATTACCGTAAAACCTTTAACAATTGCCGATGAGTAAAGGAATAGATGTTATAACGTTATGAATAATCACAATAGCAATGATAACACTCTAATATGGCTGTGAGATAATAATAAATTCATTAAACCTTTTCATGTTTTAAACCCCTTGCAGTAATTGTGAGGGGTTTTTAGTTGAAATGAAACTCTAATTAAATGAAATTAGGCACGTTGATTTTTAAGTAGTTAGAAAATAATAGTAAATTTAATTTGCGAATATCAAAACTAGGTGTATCTTTGTACCATGCAAAACGAATTAAACGAAATTATAAAAGAAATCGAATCAACAACTAAAAGCCCTTATGAATTAGTAAAGGCTTCTGATAGTGTGAATTTAAAATACCATGCAATTGTTGATGGGGTAATAGTAATGAGTGTATATAAATCATTTGACAAAAATTTTAACCCTATAAATATTTATAGATGGAGAGATATTCGTTAATAAATTTTAACTTAATAAAAAAATATAATCAACACATGAAAACAGATTTTAAATTAACGGGATTAAGTCTCCCACATTCATTTACTTGCGAACCTTTAAATAATGAAAATATATTTTGGGTAACAAAAGGGTTGAATATTGATAAATTTAATGAATTATGGAATTATTGTAAAAACAATTGGTCAGATAAGAAGATAGTAGAAATAGAGCATGATGGTTTAAATAAAGAAGGTATACCTATGAATCCAATTGTTATTGGTATTCGTGAAGTTAATTAATGAAAATATGAAAGATACACTAGAAAAACTAAACGAATTAATTTCACAAGGCGAAATAGACTTAAGCGACTTTTATGTTGTATCTTTATATGAAGGAGAACTAGCTTTACAAGGTCATCATACATTAGAAAAGCAAGAAAAGTATTCTAAATTTGGCAAATTTATTTACTTAGAAGATGTAAAATATTTCCAATTGAAAACAAATTCTATGGAGATAGTTTTAACTTTAAATCAATAATATGAGCAAATCAATATCAACACAACTAAAGAAGATAGGCAAGAGAATTGCTGCTATCAGAAAACAGAAACAATTAACACAAGCGGAACTTGCAGAAAATGTAGGTTGTCATAAAAAGACAATTGAAAATATAGAAGCGGGTTGCGGTGGGCGAATTAGTCACTATTTATCAATCAAACAAGAATTAAACATAGATGAACTTTTTATATAACGGCTATACAATAACCAAAACATCATTAGGATTTTACACCGCAACCAACGGAACTAAATTCAAGATGAGTTTAACATTCAATTCAATAATAAATAATATAGATAAATAACATGGAACATACATTAGAAAGACTTAACCAATTAATTTCACAAGGCGAAATAGACTTAAGCGACTTTTATGTTGTATCTTTATATGAAGGAGAACTAGCTTTACAAGGTCATCATACATTAGATAAAATGGACAAGTATTCTAAGTTTGGTAAATTCAATTACTTAGAAGATGTAAAATACTTTCAATTAAACACAAGCGACTTAGATATAACTTTAACTTTAAATAAATAACCAATGAACAACTATCAAATAACCTTAACCCAAAAACACAACTTAGAAGTTGCTTTAAAAAATGCTCATTCTCAAATACTTCATTTAGAAACTATGTTGAAACTACATACAGGTTTTGAAGAAAATCAAGTGACCTCAGATTTAGTTTTAACAATGATTGACTTAAATCAAAGTGAATTAAACGGATTAAATGAAATAACACAAGAAGTTACACTATCAGAAAGTGTTTTAAAAGATTTTTGGGAAGATAAAGAATCAGACGTACAAAATTAAAATTATGGCAAATCAAAAAATAACAATCGACCATACACTTGTCAAAGGAGATAAGTGGTATAACATGGATTTAAACGGCAAGAAAGCAGGTATTTCTGTCGAGGGCGCACCCAAAACAATAGCAGATATTAATAGTGGAGCAATTGAAATAGAATGTAATGTAGTTGAAAAAGACAATAAGTATTTCATTTGGGATAAGCAAGAACAACGTCAAAGCGGTGGTAATGGTTTTAGACAACAAACCCCCGAACAATTGGCAGCTAAACAACAAAGAGAAGATCATACACAACGTATGATAGTAGCACAATCTTGTTATGCAGCAACTTGTAATCTAAAACAACAATCTTCAGCAACTCATGAAGATGTTTTAAAAATGACTAAAACTGCTTATGATTTTATAATGGAATTAAGTAAATAAATTATGTTAAGATTTGATGACTTTATCCTTTCATTTAAGGAATACGAAAAACTAGATAAAATAGTAAGTAAATTAGATGGTGATACCCAAGTAGAAATTAATAAAATACTTCATAATTTACCCCACCCGATTAGATTAACAACTCCAGATACTGATTGCCCACCAGAAAAGGTAATGATCGACAGACGTAAATTAGAAGATATGATTTATGATTTAGCTAAATTCAGAAAAGAGGAAATGGAATCATGAACACAATAATATCTTTAGTAACTAACGGCAAATTAAACAAGGTTGCAAGTGCTGAAATTTCATCTATACTAAATCAATTTGAGGGTAAACGTGTAGAAGTAATAATTAAGAAAGCACGAAGCAAAAGAAGTGATAACCAAAACAGATACTATTGGGGTTGTGTAGTTAAAATTGTAAGACAAGGATTAAAAGATTTAGGTTGGATAATGTCGCCAGAAGAAACACACGATTTTTTAAAGGATAAGTTTTTAGGTTATGAAACAATGGCAAATAGTGAAGGACTCGAGATAGGCAAAAAATACAAATCAACAACAGAATTAACAAAAACAGAGTTTGGAGAATACATAGAACAAATACAGATATTTTCAGCAGAAATATTAAATGTTATAATACCTGATCCAAATTCACAAGAACAATTATTTTAAACAAAAAGAAATGAAAAAAATACAAAGATACATGAGGTTTTTAGAGTACAAAGGATTTGATTTAGAAGATTTTTATGTAGTATCAATCAGAACTAATGAAATTAGTTTTCAAGGTAGTTATACCTCTGATAAGGTTAAGAAATATCAAAATATATTAAATAGTAACTTTTCTATCAATAGCGAAGGACATTGCGGAAACCACAATAGGCACTTTAATATAATTTTAACATAAATGATAACTACCTCACATTTTATATTAGCTATAAGTATTCCCTTAACAAGTATTTTAATAATGGTTTACTTAGACTTATACAAACCAATCCGAATATCAATTAAGAAAACTAAAGATTGTATTTTTAGTCGACGTAATGGATATGAAGGATACAATATATTTGGCTATAATATTCTAATAGAATTTAGATATAAAGAGAAATTTAACGATAGATATATAACAAGATATAAAACAATATTTAAAAATAAATAAATTCAAATGAAAACAATAATAACAATATCAATAATCTTATTAGGGTGCATAGTTGCATACACTATAAGTAGAGCCTTTTTTAGAAAAATGGCAAAAGAGGACTACAGCTATAGACACGTTCAGTCTTGTTTTATAATAAGTATATTTTCTTGGCTTTCTGTCTTCGCTTTAATGATTGTTTTAATAATAATAAAGTTTGAAGACTTAAAACAAAGTAAAAAGAAGCCAAATAAATGGTTAAGCCTATTAATACCTATAATATATTTAACTTTAAAATAAAAACATGAAAGCAAAAGTAATAATCGAAAACGGGGAAACTGATATTGTATTAACTCCAGAGAATAAATTTGAAATTAACTTACTAGATACAATACTAGAAAACAAAAGAAAGTTTAATATTTCTACAAAAATTGATGCAGACCAAAGATGTGGAATATACGAAAATCGACAAATAATAATTAATATTAAAGAAGAAAAACAATGAACTTAGCAGTCACCCCACAAGAAATAGCAGCTATAAAAAGCAAAGGAATAGATTTCAAAGATTTTCAACGATGGAGAAAAATAGTCTTTGTTCAATTGAAAAGAATTAACCACAAGAAAACATTAATAAATAAGCAATGAAAATTAAAATCAATTTAGAAGTATCAGAAAATAAGTCAATTCAAGAAGTTGATTTAGAAGATTTAGATATTACCTTAGAAAAATGGGAGTCAATGAGCGAAGTTGAAAAACAAGAAACATTGCAACAATATGTTTATGATTCGCCCTCTCAACCTTATTGGGTAGTAACTGGATGGTAACCACAAACAAAATTTAAACAACAAATAAAAATGAATAGAGAACAACATTTACAATGGTGCAAAAATAGAGCATTAGAATATGTAGAACAAAACGACCTTAAAAACGCTTTTGCAAGTTTCCAAAGTGATATGAGTAAACACCCAGAAACAAATAATCATATAGCTTTACAAATGGGTACTATGCTTTTAATCTCAGGTAATTTATCAACTGCCTATCAAATGTCAGATTGGATTAATGGATTTAATTAAAATAAAATTTGCTATTTAAGTTTTAAGTTGTATAATTGCACCAGCACATCCGATATGAACTCATTTAAAATAATCCCCAACCTATGTTTTTCTTTGTCCATTGTGGGCAACGGATGTGCTAACGTAGTGTTGGGGACTATTTATTTATGACAATCAAAAGAGAATCTTTAAGTAAACGAGTTAGATTTAATGTATTTAAAAGAGATTCGTTTCAATGCGTTTATTGCGGAACTAAGCCACCTAATGTAATATTAGAAGTTGACCATATTATTCCAGTATCTAAAGGGGGTAAAAATCAATTAGCTAATTTAGTTACATCATGTTTCAATTGTAATAGGGGTAAATCAAACAAGGAACTATCAGAAATTCCACAAGCTATTTCAGATAATAATAACGCTGAAAAGTTACTACAATACAAAGAGTACATTAAGTATGTTAAAGATTTAAAGAAACTTAATGATACACAAATAGAAATGGTTTGTATGGTGTATGAAAGTTATATAGAAGGCTATACCCCTTCTGAAAAGTTTAAATACACAATAGGGGAGTTTATAGATAAAATTGGAGTTGAGAATGTAATTAAAGCAATGCACATTAGTTGTTCTAAGTTTTCGCATAAGACAAATGTTATTTTTAAATATTTCTGCGGTGTATGTCATAATAAATTTAGAGAACAATGAAGCCAACTGGATACGAATTAAGTAGAGCGTTTTGGGATTTTGCATTCATGAATCCTGACAAGGTTAAGCCAACCCATATTAGTATTTATTTCTTTTCTATTGAACATTGCAATAGATTAGGATGGAAGGATAAATTTGGTTTACCTACTGCAATGGTATTAGATGCAATTGGGATTAAAAGCTATTCACTATATAAAAAGGCATTTGATGAATTAGTTGATTGGGGATTCTTTATAGTCATTCAGTATTCTAAAAATCAGTACTCTAGTAATATAATCGCATTGAAAGAAAATTACAACGCAGATAACAACGCACTAGACAAGGCACTTATAAAGCATTCTACTAAGCAAGTTGAAAGCACTAGCGAAAGCATTGATAGTATAGATAAACAAGAAACAATAGAACCATTAAACCAAAAACCACTAGTAGAGCAAAATGAGATTTTGCCACCCAAAAAGAGTAACGTAAGTTTTGAGGATAGATTAAAGAGATTTCAAGACAGATTAAAAATTCATGTACCGACTTATGGAAAAGAAATGATAAGGGCTTTTTATGACTATTGGACTGAAAAAAGTGAAGATGCGGTAAAAATGAGATTTGAGTATCAAAAATCATTTGAGATAACAAGAAGGTTACAAACTTGGCAACGAAACGAAAAAAATTTTAACAACAATAATAAAAATGGAAAATCAACAATTGAACTTAATAGAGATGTCGCAAGGGAAGCAATTGCAAAACTTGAAGGAAACAACTCAATACCCCGAGTGGATTAAAGATAGTAGTAAAGGTGATATTTACAACGCTAACTTTACAATGAAGATTAGTGAGTATATAGATACTAACCACTATGCTAAACTAATGGCAGTTATTACTGAGTGGCGAAACTACTTAGGAATTAAAGATGTAATGACAGTTGAAGATATTGAATTTTGCACAAGATTTATTAAAGAGGAATATTCTCACTTCACTTTAGAAAAAATAAAGTTGGCAATTAAATACTCATTAAGAGGTGAATTGAAAGTAGATATAAAACCTTATGGGAGTTTTTCGCCTTTGTATATTGCAACTATCTTAAACGCTTATGATAAGTATGATAATAAAATCGTGTCGGAGTTATTAAGAGAAAAAGACAGACAAGAATTACAGAATAGGAATAAACCAGTTGAATTAACTGAAGAGCAAAAAATAAAAAGTAGAGTTGAGTATTTAGAATACTATCAAAGTAAATGTCAAGATGAATACTTAACTGATTTTAATGGTGTAATGTGGTTTGTTTTAAATAAAAAGGTAGATTTAAGTTCTTACTTAACTCAAGAAGGGTATATAAATTTAGCTAATTTTGAGATGCAAAAAAATGCAGACACATTTAAACATTCATACAACAATAGTAAAACTTTTGATGAGGTTGTTAAGTATTTTGTAATGAAAGAGCATTTAATACTAAATAATTTTGTATTTTCAAACTTCACTAAAGAAATGTTATTTTGACCAATGAGCAACTATATATCGAGGTTTGCAGAATGCACTTTATAGAAAAACTTTGTTTAGGTGAAATAACAGAAGTATATCAATTAGAATTACAGAATTATGTACACGAAACAAAGACTAGAAAGTATAAATTTAGCAACCCTTTAGATGCAATAGTTGAGATAATTTTAAACGAAGAAGAAGCCCATTTACAAGCAAAAAATGCAAGATAAAAGAATAACAGTACTAGAAATGATTAAGGAACAATTTCAAGATTGTGAGATAAGAACATTTGGCGGTATCTTAGAAGTAAAAAGAAATAGTGTAGTATTAAATTTTGGCAGACCTATAATAATAGATGAATTGATTTATTATTTTGACAACGGAATTTTAAAAGAAGAATTAGAAAAACTTAAAGAAAAATAAATATGAAAGAATTAGAAGACATAAGCGAGGAAACTAAAGCTATAAATAAATTATCAAAAGCATTTGAATTATGCGCTAAATTAGGGATTAGATTTAGTGTAATGGATAGTACTTTGCATTATGCGAATAAAAGACTATACAAAGAGTGTGAAAATGCAGAGAATACATCAGATAAACTTTTGGGTGGTGGTAAATATCCTAGTATAGCCTACGCTCAAGACACTGAATTAGGCTGTGTGCCTCGTGTAAATACTCATGACAGTATGGATAGTTGTGGGGGCTGGTAAAAGAAGAACTAAATAAGTTAAAAGAGAAATGAATTTACAAGAAACAAAATACAAAAGCACTAACCCTAATTACCAAAGGCGAACTAATGCTGACTTAGAAAAAAGTTTAAGACTTACTAAATTAGAACTTAAAAAAACTAAGTTACTAGCAAAGAATTTAAGACGTGAAATAAATGTTTTAAAGACTGAACAACAGAAACTATTTTTAGTGCCAACAGAAGCATCTATACACGCTATGGGAGTTATAAACGGATTCTTTGCAATAGATATAAACGAGCGTACAAGAACTGAATTAGTAACAAGAGGGCGAATGATGTACTATGCTTTTTTAAGGCAAAACACTAAAATGAGTTTAAAAGAGATTGGCAATACAATAGCGACAAAAGCCGACCATTCTACTATACTTCACGCAATAAGTCAACATGATAAATTCTACTCAATAGAAAAGAAATACAAAGCCGAGTTTGATAAAATATGCGAAACAATACTAATTTAAGAATTTACACCCAACCATGAGCAAAACAATAACCATAAAGAGATTAAAAATAGATTTAGAAAAGTTTATTAAAAAAGGCAAAATACCACCACCTTTGAAAAAATAAAAAATAAATGTTTGGAATTGTCAATTATCAATTGTAATATTGTAGGCATGAAAGTAGATACAAATAATTTAATAACGGTTGGCAGTTATGCTAAGTCGACAGACCAAACGACTGCTAATGTTTATAGACTTATCAAGGCAAAAGAAATAGATTTTGTAGTAATAGACGGTGTTAAATTCATTTTAAAATCAAACTAGAAAGTAAATAGACATGAAGGATAAAGAATTTAGCAAACTAGATGCGGTAAAAGTCGAAAGTCATATTAATGATTTGATTGACCAAAGAGCGGATATGATTGAAAAGAAAAGAACAATCGAAACCGAAATGTCTAATCTTAAAACTAAAATTAGGCTTGGCGGTAAAATGGATAATAATGTTTATAGTTCAATTTGCAGAAAACAATATACATTAAAAAAAGATAAGGACTTTCTTGAAACGGAGCTAGCAGCATTGAATAAAATCATACGAGCAAAAAGTACATTAAAAGAAGAAATTAGAATTAGAGTAAACGAAAATAGTTCTGATATAGTTGATTCTTTAAACCAACTTAAAGCTAAATATCAAGAGTATTCAAAAGACTATACTAGAGTAAATAGTACTAGAATAATGGCTGCAAACTTTGTTCAAGAAATAGAAAAGATACTAAAAACTAGTTGACTAAAAAAGTATTAAAATATAGTAAGTTAGCAAAGATGACCGACGAAAAAGTATTTCAAGCTATTATCGAAAACTACTATGTAGATACTTTAGAAGGTTGCATAAAACAAGAAAAGATAGAAATTAAAAACGAATTTAAAACAGAGATTAAATGAACCAATCAGCAAAAGACACGGCATTAGAACTAGTCCAAAAGTTTGCTTATTTAGGAATAAAATGGGCGCAAACAGAGTATTATACCTTAGAATTAGATAATGCAAAGGAGTGTGCTATATTGCATTGTGATTTATTATTGACTGAATTATCAAAAGACGAACCTTCAAGATTTATGAACGCACTAGAAATAGGATATTATTTAGAAGTCAAAGAAGAAATAATCAAGTTGTAAGTTTTGAGATTCCAAAGATTAAAAATAGACAAGGGTAAGTATACAATGGGTTTAATTCCAACATATAGCGTAAAGAAGCACAAATGTAAGTTTGAAGGTTGTGGATCTGAATTTGTAAAGTTTAACGGACTTCAAAAATATTGCCGTAAACACGAGATACAAGTCAAATTAGATAAACGTATAGCCAAAGCAAAGAAAGTTAATCCTAAGCCCTTAAAAAAGGTTACACCGATAAGAAAAGGATACCGAGTAACTGGAGAATTGAAACTATTTATGGAGATATGGTCAGAACGCAAACAGATTTCTGAGATTTCTGGCAAACCATTGTTACCGCCTAGTAGTCCTTTTTTCGTTAATCAGTTTCTACATATATTGCCAAAAGGCAAGTTTCCTGAAATGAGATTAAACAAAGAAAATATAATGTTAGCAACCCACTTAGAACATGACAAACAAGATACATTTAAAGTATTTCAAGATAGAAAAGAAAAATTATTAAACCAAATTTATAATAAGAAATGAACCACCTACTAAACGAAAATTCAGACATTATAATTCACTCAAATGAATCTATAATAGGGGAAACAAAACACCTTAAAGAAGGAGACAAAATAATGGTAAAACAAAAATGCTCCCAAGCGGTATTTAAAGTCATAACAGAAGTTGACTATACTAGAGGTCTGCATAAGTTTGTAGAGTTTCAAATAAGTGTAGCGGATATTATGGAGATATGCAAAAAGATTGAAGAAATTGAGAACATGAAACCGATTGAAAGTACTTATTCAAACCTACCTTTTTAACCATGAAAACAGATTTAAGAAACACCAAGATTGATTTAAGTAATTACAGCGAAAACGACAGAGCCAAATTTCAAAGGTTTGCTTTTGAGAATGGGGGTTATTGGATTTATCATAAACAAAATATAGTTAATTTAGAATTTCCTTACTATTATATAGATAATGATTTAATGATAACTTGCAGTTCTAATAGGTTTGATAGTTCATACATAGGCTACAATAGAATCTACTTTACAGACTTATTTAAAGAAGATAGTAAAGAGGAAACTCCTTACTTTGATAGGGAAGATAGTAAAGATTTAAGAATAAAAGAACTTGAAGAAGCTTTAAATAACTCATACGATATTATTGATTTAATTGTAAAAACAAGAGATGTAGAAGCAATTGGATATGAGAGTGTATTAATGACAAGGGGTAAGATATTTTTAAATAGAGTTAAGCAAGTTTTGAATTTTTAAAAGATTAACAAATGAAAAAGACTGCAATTGAATTACTGATTGAAGGAATGGAAAGTTTAAGAAATAACAAGGCTTACATTAATCCTCAGAACGCTTTGAATGACTGCATACATTTAGCCTATGCAAATCTACCAATCGAAAAGGAACAGATAAAAGAAGCATTTAATAGTGGAAACAGATTAGAGGTGTACGATGCAACGGAAACAACAAGTGAAAATTACTTTAACGAAACATACAATAAATGAATAAAGAAGAACTACAAAAAATAGGACTTAGAACTTACATAGAACAAAATGTAATTGATTTAGGTAATACTAGGGATGAAAAAGGTTACCCAATATATTCAACAGAAACAGAGGGCAAACAAGTTGAACAAATATTAGGAATTGCAACTGAATATTCCAACACTCAAAACGCTTTATTATTAGAAGAAATAAAAGAGTTGAAAGACAAATTACAATATTTAAACTTATTGATTGGTAGTAAGTCTGTTTACACTCTATTAAGGTTTGGGGATAAAAGCCCGTCAAAGTCTGGAGTTGATGAATGTGAAGATGACCATTACCTAGAACTATATAATATTTGCAATCAATTACGAAAATGAAACTATCAATTATAATAATCCTTACATTTCTATTTAGCAGTTGTGAAACCTACCGACACAAGAAGTGGATAGACAAGGGAGAGCGAAAAGGATATTTTACCGATAGCACAAAAACCAAATCAGATACTTTTATAAAGGTAACAATTAGAATAGATACAATCACTAGAATAATAAAAGATACTCTTTACGTTAAAGATTCGGCAAAGGGCAACAATGAAATAGATAGTTTTAAAATCAATTCTAAAGGCGTTAAAGGAACTATTATTGTAAATTGGGAGGATAGTACTGCCAAATGGAATTTAAGCGTAGAGAAGGAGAATAAAGAAACAACAGAAAAAGGATTATGAACGATAAAAAAATATATTGGTTATTAGAAGATAATGCAGACTTGTCTATTACCTGCGAAAATCTAGAGACTTGTACTGATTTAATTCAGAATGAAATTGACAATCTCGATGGTGATACACAAGTAGGAGATGTTCAATTTACACTTACTCCAAAGTTTATGACAGAGGAAGAATATAATAATCTACCAGAAGCATGATAGACCTAACTAACACAAAGATATACTTACTACCTGAACAAAGAAAAAGAGTTCAAGAATATGCTTTTAGCAAAGGGTGGGAGTGGTTAGATGGTAAAGTTTTAAAACTTCTAGATGCTCCCTACTTGTGCTTTCACGATGATAGAAAGTTGAGTTATTTAGATTATGAGGATAAAGATTTTTTCGATAATTTTCATTTCAAACTAATCCACTTCACCGACATATTCCCAGAAGTTGAAACCAAATCTTTAGAAGATGAGAAACAAAAACTTGCTGAATTTTTTTCTTTCTTTAAACAGAATGGGGAAAGATTTATAGGCTTTTCAGTTGAGCAATTGATTGAGGAATACTACAACGAAAAATTTAAGAAATGAATATACATAGACTAAAAACAATTAACCCATACTTTGATAGTGTTTGGGATGGTGAGAAAAGGTTTGAACTTAGAAATAATGACCGAGACTTTCAAGTAGGTGACGAAATCTATTTACAAGAATACGATTCAGAAACAGAAACTTATTTAGGTAGAGAGGTTAGGGGTAAAATAATCTATGTCTTAACTGAGTTTGAAGATGTAATAAAAGAAGGTTATTGTATATTTGGATTTAAAACAACTCAATATATTTCAAGATGAATAAAGAAGAAATACAATTAAAAATAGAAGACATTTGTTCTCAAAATCCTACAAGTGTTAAATACTCTGTTCAATTAAGATTATCGAGACTATTTGAAGACTATTCCAACACTAAAAACGCTTTACTTTTAGAAGAAATAAAAGAGTTGAAAGCATTAAAAGAATGTTTAGTTTTTCTAATAACTGCATTCAACGAAGAAGAAAAAAACGAATGGGAACAAAAGGCTAGAATATTATTAAGAAAAAAATAACATGAAACCAATTTTAATAATTTTAATCCTCTTAATGGGGAGTTGTCAAACACAAAAACAATGGAATAGAAAAGGCGAAAAAAACAATTGGTTTAGCAGCAATAAGGATACAACAATAAAGGGAGAAACTAAGCAAGGCGAAACAATAATAGTTTTAGATTCAAATAAATTAGATTCAATTGCCCAAGTAATTGCAGAGGAATATCAAAGGCTATTAGATAGTTGTTCAAATAAAAAGGATTCAGTTGGTGCAAAAAATGCACATACTCAAAAACGTAAAGAAGAAATTAAGAAGTTGATTACACAAATACCATGCAATATAGAGCCTATAAACGATTCTACTGATAGATTTAGTTTAAGAGTATGGTCAGATAGTGGGCGACTGAAATACGACCTTAAAATAAAAGATATTGATGTAGAGTTAAAATGTCCTGAGTGTTTAGAATGTAAAAAAAACCATTGGACTATTTTAGAAATAATAGGACTTGTATTTATTTGTTTTGTTGGTGGGGTAATTGCAACTTTAATTTTTAAAAGATAATGGAATACGTAGTAGAAGGTCAAAGATTTAATTTGTGTTATCAAGATTTAAGGCAGCATTATTTAAAATTCATATCAATGAGCGACGGAGACTTTTCAAAGAGTATTCCAGAAGCATTGCATTTTGCTTGTATAGTATGTTATTTAAAAGAAATACCAACTTATCTTTGTTTATCAGATAAAGGTATTATACATGAGTTAACCCACCTATTAAGTTCAAATGTCGAAAGCGTACAAGATATAAAAACCATAAGAGAACTATTTAAAAATCAATTAGAATTAGCATGAATGAAAACGAATACTGAAATATACATAGTAACTGCATATAAATGGGGTCAAAGAGAAGCACATTCATATAACATTGGGGTATTTACAAAGAAAGCACAAGCAATTAAATGTGCCGAATCACACGCAGGGTATAGGGGTGGTAAATATGCTTGTGTAGTAGATAAGTGTATTTTAAACCATTTCGATAATGAAGATGATGAATATACTACTGAAATTTATAGGGCGAAGGCATTAAACGAAATGAGGAAATAAATGAAAGGAAGTCAACAATCAAGAACAATACTAACTAAGTATAGAAGATTAGCACCTCAAACTAATTGGGCAATTTACATTGATTCTACCAACGGCAAAGAATGTATTTTAAATAGTGAGGGTGATACAATAAAAGAACAACATAACAATAAAAATAGATATACAAGAGTATGAAAGAAAACGAATGGATAAGCGTAAAAGATATGCTACCTAAAAAAGATGGCAATAGCCAAATAATGTGTTTAGTATATGATAAGTATTATAACACAATATTACTTAGACCTTATAACGAACATCATGAAGTTTGGGATGATGAAGATATGGATGATTTTTATACCGATGGGGTAAACGGAAACATAACACATTGGATGCCATTGCCTAAACGACCTCAAAATTGAATATTTAAACCATGACAGAAGCAAAACACCCCGAAGTAATTTGGATTGACAAAGACTATTTTTACAAGATTGAACATAGTTTATATGAAGGCATAAGTTTTGATGACAAAGAGCAAGTTCCCTACATTCTCAAATCAAAATACGATGAGATTGAAAAGGAATTAAAGGAACTGAAAGAGAAAGTAAAATAAAATGTTATATTTGAAAAGTTGTTTAATGAAAAGATTATAGAACTATTCAAAGACAAATTGTTTAACGATATGTGTAAACGATATGGAAGAGATAACTATTTAGATTTACGTTCAGAGGTCATATTGATAATTTTAGAACTAAACGAAGATAAAAAGAAAATGATAATTGAGAACGGATATTTACTACCTTATGCCTTACAAGTAACAAGGTTTCAAGTTAGTGATAAGAATTGGACTAACTTTAGAAAACTATTTGGCAATAGAGAAAATCATGTATTTGTAGAAGATTTTAAAGATATTGCGGACATTAACACAAGTGAACACTTAGACCCTCAAAACATAGTTACCAAAATCAAATCCGATACACTTTCTAAGTCTAACCCTTACTTTTATCATAGTAGATTATTAGATGAACTACTAACTAATCATAAGAGTGTAACAGATTTATCAAAAGCAATCGGTATTCCTTACAGGTCAGTATGTTACGCAATAAAAGAATATAGAACTTATTTAAAACAATGGTCAAAGTCTGCTTTGTAGCACCCGAAAAGAACGGTATAATATACCATAGGTTAGAAATACCTTTTAACAATCTTAACAAGGTGTATAAGGATTTAGAAATAACTATGACTAATGGTTTTACTTTAGATAACCCACCTGAGAACTACGATATAATAGTACTTAATCGTCACTCATGGCAAGATGAGGACTATATAACAAGGGCAAAGGATAAAGGGGTAAAGATAATTATTGATATTGATGATTCAATTGAACTTCCTGATTGGCATAGTAGCAAAGATAACTTTAGATACCCATTAATTCAAGAACGTATTAAGTATAGTCTAAGTATAGCAGATGAAGTTTGGTGCGCATCAGAGTACTTGCAAACTAAACTAGGGGTTAAATCAACTTACATACCTAATGCAATTGACTTTAGCCAACCTCAATTTATACCGCAAAAGAAAAAGAATGATAAATATACAATAGGTTGGATAGGTGCAGCAAACCACCAGTTTGATATTGAAATGTTGTATGAGCCTTTAAAGAAATTGATGTCAAGAAAAGACTATAATATATTGTTAGGTGGTGTATCAATGCACGATAGTATAACAGTTCAATATTGGAACTATATAATCAACTTACTGACTAATGGTGGGCAATTACCTAACGACAGATTTATAAAGGTAGAAGCCCTCAATGTTTATAATTATGCTTTCATGTATAATTTAGTAGACTGCTTAGTTGCACCTTTACATAAATCAGAGTTTACAAAGTGTAAATCAAACATTAAAGTATTAGAAGCAGGGTGTTTTAGTTTACCGATTATATGTAGTAATATTGAACCATATAAAGAGTTTATAAGTCAAGGCTTAGTTTATTCAAGTGAGGGGGCTTGGGATAAAAGAATGATAGATTTAATTAAGAATCCAATTAAGGGAGTGAACATAGGTAAGGCATTGAATGAATATGTAAGAGAATTTTACAACATTGAAACAATAAATAAAAAAAGATATGAATCTATTATTAATCTTATGGGTTAGTGGGGCTGCCTTTGCAGTACAAGAACTTTGGTACGAGGTATTTGAGAAACCTTTGAAGCCTTTTAGCTGCGCCCCTTGTATGTCATATTGGGTAGGGGTGGGAGTTGCTTTAATTACCCATGACTTTTTATATATCTTCATTCCTTATTTACTTACTAAAATTATATCTAAATACTTATGGAGTTAACCGAATTTCAATACCAATATGTTGTGGGTTCGGCTAATAAAATTAAGTTAACTGTAAGTGAAAAGTATTTAGTACATAGTCCAGAAGATTGGAATAGAGTTATAAACGTTTTAGAACAATTAAATGCAGTACCCGAGATGAGCAGTTGTGTTAAATGTGATGGTTACCAACGTGCAATGGCAGCGAATAAAGCAATACAAAAATTTATAAATCAATATGAACTTAATAAACGTTAAGCACTCTGGTAACTTAGGTGATATTATCTACTCACTATCTAGTCTTAAAGCCTATTCAATTGAACATGGCTGCAGAATAAACTACTATATCAAATTAGATGTACCGAGTAGCTTTACAGAAAAAACGCACCCAGTTGGCAATGTAATGATGAATAAGGCTATGTTTGATATGGCATACCCACTTCTTAAATCACAACCCTACATCAATGCAGTTTTAATTTACACCAATCAACACATCGACTTTGATATTGATTTGTTTAGAACTGAATATTTAAACTTGTCTGGTGGTAATATCCAATGTTGGATTAGTAACGCATACCCAGAACTTCGCCCCGACTTAGTGCAACCTAGTTTATTTGTTGAGCCTATTAAGAGCGATTACATAATAGTAAATCGTACAATGAGATACAACAATACATTTATTGATTACTCTATTTTAGATTACGATAACCTTTACTTTGTAGGTGTTGAAAGTGAGTACAAGAAGTTAGCAGTCCACAATAGAAAGTTAAAGCATTTAGTTGTTAAAGACTTCTTAGAAATGGCTAGATATATTGCAGGGTGTAAATTGTTCATTGGGGGGCAGTCAATGGCTTTTGCAATAGCTGAACTTTTAAAAGTTGATAGGATATTGGAACAATATGTTCATGCCCCAAATGTTATACCTAGTGGGGGTAATCACTATGTTTTCCATACTGATAAACAATTCAAAAGAATATTAAATAAATTAATACCTTTGTCACATGGCAAGGGTAAGAATACAGATACAACCTAAACCCAAACAAATAAAGGATAATGAACCTAAACAAAGACAAACAACTTAGAGTTAAAGACGGCTCTATGTATTATCAAGACAACAACGGAATAATATTCTGTGATTTTTTAGACCAATCTAATATGGTTGGTGGTGGACATGAAGAAGGGCGAAACACTTTAGAGAACCCTACAAGATTACAACGCATCAAAGCACTATCAAAGCAGCCTAATGTATTAGACTTTGGTTGTGGCAATGGGCTTCTTGTAGAGTATTTAAAACAGAACGGAATCGAAGCAACAGGGTATGATAAGTTTAACGACAAATTCAATTCAGAACCTTTAGAAAACCATTACAACATAGTAACTTTAATCGAAGTCATTGAGCATACTTATACACCTTTTAACGAAATAGATTTAATATATAAATCACTTGTTAGTGGTGGGTTTGTAATGATTGAAACATCGTTTACTGATTGGCTGACAATCGAAGATAATTACATTAACCCCGCAGCAGGTCATCATTGCGTATTTAGTCATGCAGGACTAACCGAGTTAATGACCTCAAAGGGATTCAAAGAGGGTAACCACATGAACAGAAATGTTAGGATATATCAAAAATAAAATATTATATTTGCATTATGGCAGCACCAAAAAAAACAATAGCAAAGGTAAAAGAAGTAGCTGAAAAAGTTGTACTTCAAGAGCCTAAAAACATTGATAAGTACTTAACCGATAACGGAATCACAACCGTTTATGAAGGTCAAAAACTACACTTAACAATTGATAAGATTAAAGAATTAATTTTAAACTTTTGATTACATTAATAACTTTAACACAAGGAAACCCTATTGCCTTAAAGCGTACTATTGATAGTGTAGTAAGTTCATTCAATGGAATGGTTAATGAAGTAATAATTGGTAGTTTGTGCGTTTTCCAACATGATTCAAATAAATTGTCTGATATAGTAAGTGAATTGAGCATACCTACAACAACTGTAAGTTTGCCGTTTAATAAATTATTTAAAGACGGCTTTGGCTCAACCCTTAACCACCTTTCAGAACACGCTACTAATGACCTATGCTTATACATGAACGTAGGCGAAATAGTCGAGTGCAATATAAACACATCTATAATTTCAGATTCATTTAATTGCTATAAGTTTAACCATGCAACAGAAACACACCAATGGATTAGAATGTGGAATAGAAAGCAATTGAGTTGGAGCGGTCGAATACATGAAGAAGTAGTAGGCAAAAAATATGTAAGTCCAGATTTTATTTTTCAAATGGCTGACACTCATAAAGATGAAACCGATTCCTTTTATAGCCAAGTCATGAATACGATTAAAGAATACGTTTACTGGAATCAATATCTAATAATAGCCAACAATCCTAATGAATTAGGGGCTACAAATATGGGATGGGTTAAGTATGCTAAAGATTCTTATCAAAGCATTGAAGAAAGAATGAATTTATATCCAGAAAGATTACAAGCGTTTAGGGATGGGGATTTAGAAAAGTTTTTAAACCATTGCAAAGAGGTTGGATTTGGAGAACATAAAAACGATAACCTAGTACATTATCAATGAGAAAGTACACGATATTAATACCGCATTACAAGACCGCTAAAATGACTGCTTATTGTTTAAGTCAAGTATGTAAACATTCACAAGGTAGAGATATTAGAGTAGTGGTTATTGATAACTCACCAAGCGAAAAGGATGAACTTGTTAAATGTACCCAATTTGAAAACGTACCAGAACATCTTAAAGATAAAGTGTGGAACTATCTACCTTATCCAACTGATAAGATGCAGTCACATGGCTTGGCTTTTGACTACGCTATAACAGAGGGCATGGTTAAAACAGATTACTTCATTACATTAGAATCAGATAGTTTCCCTACTCAAGACAATTGGTTAGATTATTACGATAACTTAATTGAGCAAGGCTATGAAATGGCTGCAAGTAAAATGAAGTTAAGCGGTGGTGAGTATCTTCACCCAGCAGGTGCAATGTATAAACTAAGTATTTGGATTGAAGCAAAAGAGTTTGTAGAAGATATAAATACCGAGTATCATTACCTGCCTAACTTTATCTTAAAAGATGGTTTCCCTTGTCATATAATGTTAAGGCATGGAATAGCAGCCCCTAAAGATTCAGAATTTCATCATAGCTATAAACACGATGTAGATATTTTTAAGAATATAAATAACTACCTACCAATAGCACAATCAGTATTTCATCAAGGTATGGGAAGCCAACAAGAAAGCTACTTAACTTATGGTCAAAGAGATATTGAGTATGGTAAAAAAGATATTCTAAATATAACTGATGACCTAATTTATAGAATGGGTTATGAACCCGGTCAGTGGTTTGGCTATTGGCATTATTCTTGTGAAAAGAAAGTAAAACAAATACCTACTCAAATAGTATGGATGCCTAATAGAGTGAATGAGCAACAAGAATACACCTTAACCGAAAACGGTGTAAAACATTTATGGGGAGTTACTGCATACGGAACTAGCCCCGACAATGAATCCTTACAAGATATAATAAACAGAAAAAAACAATTAATAAACGAACTTTATGAAAGCATTTAAACTCATTATTCTTTTAGCCTTATTTGGCTGCGAAAAAGAGCAAAGCATACCAATCCAAACAAGACAAGTAGAAGTAACAAGAGAGGGTTATTTCTACAATGACAGAACAATGAACTACGATTGGATAGATGAAACCACCAAACTAACAATGAATGTAGGGGACACCCTAAAACAATACATAGTATCAAATCCTAAATACGTTTTAGCAGGGCAAAAAGTTTGGGTGTACATTTTAGTAGACAATTCACCAATTTACGATAGTAGTTATTACTATCACAATATCAATATAGTAATTCAGTAAGTATGGCAAACGACACAAACAACATTACACCATTCTCTATTATAGCCTCTTTTATATTAGGTATTGCTTTTTGGTACTTAGTAATTCATTTTGTAATTAAATATTGGTAGTATGGCAAAGATGGGAAGACCTAACGGATACAATGTAGAAGTAGTAGATGAGATATGTAATATTATTTCAACTTCAAGTAAAAGCATGAAGACTATATCCCAAGAAGTAGGTATTCCAGTTAGAACAATTTTAGATTGGTTAAACAAACATGAAGACTTTTTGCATAAATACACACGCGCGAAAGAACACCAAGCGGATTTTTTAGCAGAAGAAATAATAGATATTGCAGACGATAGCACGAACGATACTAAAACTATTTTCAAAGATGGGAAGAATATTGAAGTAGAAAATACTGAGTGGGTTAATCGTTCTAAGTTAAGAGTAGAAGCAAGAAAGTGGGCAGCATCAAAACTAAAGCCTAAAAAGTATGGAGATAAAATGCAAACTGAATCACTTGTTAAAATCGAAGCCGTTACAGGCATGGAGATTAAATGAAGTTAGTCTTTGATACACATGGTAACGATAAACAAAAAGAAGTTGCTAGGCATTGGATAAACAATGAAGTAAGCGACATTGTATATGGTGGTTCAAAAGGTTCTGGAAAATCTTATTTAGGGGTATCTTTAATATTTGGGGATGCTTTCTTATACCCCGAAACACATTACTTTATTGCTAGAAAAGAATTAAACAACATTAGAAAGTACACCATACCTTCAATACATGAAGTGTTTAATCATTGGGGTATAACACCAGACTACTATAAGTTTAATGGTCAAGACAATTACTTTACTCTTTACAATGGGAGTAAGATATATTTATTAGATGCAAAGTATTTACCATCTGACCCTGACTACTTTAGATTTGGTAGTATGCAAATGACAAGAGGATGGATTGAAGAAGCAGGAGAATTTGAAGAGGATGCTAAAAACAACTTAGCTGCTTCATTAGGTAGGTGGAAGAATGATGAGTATAAAATCAATGGTAAATTACTTCAAACGTGTAACCCTGCAAAGAATTATCTTTATAGAGATTACTACAAACCAAATAAAACCAATACTTTAAATCACTATACTAGGTTTGTTCAAGCATTGCCAGAGGATAATAAGATGTTGCAAAGTGGGTATTTAGAAAACCTTAGAAGAACATTATCAAAGAATCAGAAAGAAAGACTTTTAAAAGGTAATTGGGAATATGATGACGATCCAGATTCTTTATGTGATTATGACAACATACTTGCAGTATTCACAAACAACCATGTAAAAAAGACTGGCAAAAAATATATCATTTGCGATGTTGCTAGGTTTGGAAGTGATACCGCAATAGTAAGCGTATGGGATGGTAATGTTATGATTGAGTATTATAAGTTTGCATTAAGTTCAACTACTGATATTCAAAGTTGTATCAACTCATTAAGACAAAAGCATGGTATACCTAAATTACATTGTTTAGCGGATGAGGATGGTGTAGGTGGTGGAGTAGTTGATAATTGCGGTATATCTGGATTTACTAATAATGGAAAACCTTTTAATAATACTAAAACTAATCTACCTGAGAATTACTATAACCTTCAATCTCAATGCGGTTATAT